CGGTGGAGCTACACGGTGGCCGCCGGGATCAGTCCCCAGGGCTCGCCGCCCCTGGGTGCGGGCAAGGCGTACGGCACACATCACCATCAGGAGCACGCGTGAGCGCAGAGGACAACGACAACCTGGCTGGACTCCGGGCAGCAGCAGAAGCAGGCAAGGCCGCCGAGAAGCGTGCGGCCGAGCTCGAGAAGCAGCTGTTGTTCGCCAAGGCAGGTGTCGACACCGACACGAAGATCGGCAAGATGCTGTTCAACAGCTGGGACGGCGACGTCGCAGATGTGGCGGCACTCCGAGCCGAAGCGATCGAGGTCGGAGCCATCAAGAGCGACGGTGAGGCCCAGCAGCAGCCAGGCCAGGCCGATGCCAGTCAGCAGGATTTCCGCAACACCCTCACGGGCGGGCAGGCGGCAGGCGGTCAGGACGACCCCGGCCCCGACCCGTACGAGCAGATACTGCGCGACTTCCACCAGGACCGCCAGAACGGGATGCGTCGAGTCGACGCAGCCGAGAAGGCAGTCGCGACGGTGCTCAAGAAGGCGGCCGAAGGCGACAAGCGCGTGCTGTTCAACGAGCGGGAGTGGGCGCAGAAGCGCGCCGCTGCCGCCAGCTGATCGTGGCGACCCGACCTGTCGGGTCCTGCAGCACCCCAGGGTGCGTCGAGCACTACGCGTGCCGGCTGCGCGACAAAGGGCTGCAGGTCTCACCCAGGGCGACACCCACGGCCACGCTGAACATGAAGCCCACCCCGGGCAAGCCACCGGCCTACAACCGCGAGATCATCTACAACGAGCGACCGGGCGGGACGAAGATCCCGCTGCTCAACCCAGATGGCAGCGTGGTGCGACGCCGGCAGTACGACCGGGAGAAGGCACAGATCACCAGCACGATCCGCCGCATCCGCAACTCATCACCAGGAGGGTGACCCATCATGGCCGAGGAACTCGCAGGCCCCGCGTTCTACAGCTACAACCTGACCGTCGAGACGAAGGTCAACATGGACGAGCTCATCTACGTGCTCTCCCCGAAGGACCTGCCGCTGCTCCACGGCATCGGCGCCGACGGCGTGCCGCTGCTCCCCAGCGCGCCGCTCGACAACACGATCTTCTACTGGATGGAGGAGGAGGTCCCGCTCCCCCGCGCCACGCTCAACGAGGCGCTCGACGACACCGAGACCGGCGTCACCGTCTCCACCGGCGAGGCCGTGAAGTTCGCCGTCGGTGACGGCATCCGCATCGACGACGAGGTCATGGTGATCACCGCGATCGACACGTCGACCGAGGAGCTCACCGTCGTGCGTGGCTCGGCAGCGCTGACCAACACGACCGCCGCGTCGCACACGTCCGGCGCTGAGGTGATCGGCTTCGGCACCGTCCTGATCGAAGGCTCGATCGGCTCGGCCAACTTCCAGGGCCGCGACAAGTACTTCAACTACGGCCAGATCTGGTCGAAGAAGGTCCAGGTGTCCCGCACCGAGCAGCGCATCCCGAAGTACGGGGTGCCGAACGAGCTCGCGAAGCAGACCCTCAACGCTCTCCAGCACCTCGGCCTCGGCATGGAGCAGTCGGCGCTGTACGGGATCCGCCACCAGCACGCCACCACCTACCGCCGGCAGACCGGCGGCTTCGACTACTACGTCACGACCAACGAGGACACCACGAGCGACTGGCTCACCGTCCCGTCGATCGAGACGCAGCAGGAGAACGCCTGGGAGCTCGGCGGCTCGTTCGAGTACATCATGGCGCAGCCCGGCGCGTTCGCCGCGCTGAACAACATCACCGGCGACGAGCGCGTCCAGACCGTCGAGGTCTCCGACGCCCGCCGTGGCCGCCAGCGGGCGATGGTCGTCACCACCGAGTACGGCGACGTCCAGCTCGTCCGCAACCGGTGGATGCGCCGCACCGACGCCTTCGCGTTCAGCCGCGAGAACTTCATCCGCCGCGTGTTCCAGCCGGTCGTCACGGAGAAGCTCGCCAAGACCGACGACACCGACACGTACATGATGGTGTGCGAAGGCGGCTTCGAGGTGAAAGGCCAGGACCACATGGCGAAGTGGACCGGCCTCGACACCAGCGCGCCGCTGCCGGTCGGCCTCGTCTGACCGACACGTCTCCCAGCTTCCCCACCAGCCAGGGCCGGGTCCTTCGGGGCCCGGCCCTCGCCGTGTCAGGATGTGAGCCATGACCACGGTCCTGCAGATGGTGAACCGAGTCCGCCGACAGCTGGACTCCGGCCACCGCAACGAGTACAACCGCCTCGACGCGGCGATCAACAGCTCCACGCAGTCCGTCGTGCTCGAGTTCACCCCGAACGCCAACGTCGAGGTGGGCGACATCTTCAACGTCGACCTCGAAGTGATGCGCGTCGTCGCCTACAACAGCGGCACCAGGACTGCGACCGTCGTGCGCGGCTACCTCGACTCCACTGCGGCATCCCACGCCGACGAGGCCGAGCTGCTCATCAACCCACGGTTCTCGATGCTCGACGCGTTCACAGCGCTCGTCGACGAAATCAACAGCTGGGGCCCACAGCTGTACCGTGTCGTCTCCGACGAGTTCACCGTCGCCGCCGGCACCGACGTCCTCGAGCTGCCCGCTGCCTGGATCAACGCCTACGGTCTCGTCGGTGTGTACCGCCGCTGGGACGACGACTCGCAGGACGCCAACTACTCGTGGCCACGGCTCGACGTTCGACTGCAACGCGCAACGACCGACTGGTCGGTCGCTGCGCCGAACAGCGGGCTGCTGCTGCGCTTCGTCGAGGGCGTCGCCGCCGGCACTGTGCTCGTCGTCGCAGCGCTGCCCTTCGCAGCCTCGGCTGCGACGACATCGACCGATCTCGAGACGGGCCTCTACGTCCCGACCGAGTACCTCGACTTCCTCGCGCTCGGCGCGAAGCTGCGGCTCGTGCAGGACGGCGAGTGGGGTCGGCTCGCACGCGACCAGCAGGACGATTCGCGGCGCTCGGAGGAGACGCCGGTCGGCTCGGGCGTGTCTGGCATGAACTTCGGGTGGGCGACGTACCGGAACCGCCGCGAGGAGGAGATCAACAAGCTCTACGCCCGGCATCCGATCCGGACGCGCTGATGCTCTCGCTGCTCTCGGCCCCGATGTTCACCGGCTCGGAGCTGGTCAGCCCCACCTATCCGACGTACCCACTCAGCGACGACGCCGGAGGTGTCACCGTGCCCGCACCACGCACCGTCGTGCTCGACGGCTACCAGTACGCGATCGAGACGAAGGAGTACAAGCACACCAGCCGCCCCACGATGCGCAACGCGTCAGCGGTCAACGGTGCCGCCGACGACAGCCTGTTCGATCTCGACGGCGCCTGGGCCCGCTACCGCCACTCGTGGCACCTGGGCGCCGGCCAGGAGCTCGACGACCTCGGAGACGAGGACTCGTCGCCCTACCGGTACCTCAAGAGCTTCAACTTCAAGCCGTGGGTGAACGGTCAGCTCAAGACCACCGTCACCTGGGAGAAGCTGACGAACGCCCTGTCCGGGTCGATGACGACCGGCGTGCTCGAGGTGTGCCATCAGTGGGCGCTCGTCTCGAACGGTCCGACGACCAAGACCGCACCGTCGGCCGGGCAGACCGGCACCATCGCGAGCGCAGACGCCGAGTGGCTCTCCGTCACCGGGCTGACTGGCAACGTGACCGCTGCGTCGAACGACGGGGTCCAGTTCTTCATCGGGACCACCAACGCGCTGTACGCGCTGCAGTCCGGCGCGACCGCTGCGAGCTCCCTGTCGGCCGGGAACGTCGACACCGTGGCATTCGTGGCCAACCGACTCCTCGTCGGCAACGGCAACATCCTGTACGAAGTCGGCTCGACCGGCACACGTACTGCGATCGTCACCCACTTCCAGGCGTCGTTCCGGTGGACGATCATCTTCGCGATCGGCTCGAAGATCTACGTCGGCGGCTACGCCGGCGACCGCTCCGAGCTCTACACGCTCGCCACCGATTCGGCGGGCGCGCTCGTCCGTTCGACGGAGGCCGCACCGTTCCAGCGAGGCGAGGCGATCGTGTCGGCCGAGAGCTACGCCGGATTCGTGCTGCTCGGCACCAGCTACGGCATCCGCTTTGCAACGGTCGGCGCCGACGGCACGCTCACGTATGGGCCGCTCATCAACCCCTACGACTTCTCGGTGCAGGGACCGATCGTGTGCGCCGACGGCTACGCGTACGTCGCAGGCGAGGTGTCAGGCGACAGCGGCACGTACTCGACCGCGATCCTGATGCTCGACCTCTCGAGGTTCACCGAACCGCTCCGGCCTGCGTACGCCATCGTGCACGCGACCGGCGACACCGACGAGTGGTACCACGTGCTCGCGATCTCGACGAACGGCGACCTGATCGGCTTCGACCAGAACAGCGAGCAGGTCGCCGTCGTGCAGTCGAACTCGAACGCGTACCCGGCCGCCTACATCCAGTCCGGGCTCATCCGGTTCGGCACGATCGAGCCGAAGGTGCTCATGCAGATCGACGTCGGGTTCGACGAGCTCCCCACCGGCTGCACGTTGAAGGCCGCCGTGTACGACGAGGACTGGACGGTCATCGCGTTCGACACGGCCGTGGCGGGCGACACTGAGCTCACCGTCGGGCTCGGCAACACCGAGGTGCGCGGCTGCTACGTCGAGCTGTACGTCGAGATGGCCGACTCGACGACGGAGGTCGTGGTCCGCTGGTGGCGACTTCGGGGCTACCCGGTGGTGCCGGCGGTGCAGCAGTGGCTGCTTCCGATCATCGCCACGGAGTACGTGACGATGGGCGCCGGCTCAGGTGCTCGGATCCGGCAGGATCCGCAGGCGATGGTCGACCGGCTGCAGGCGTTGTGGGAGACGAAGGAGGCGACGACGCTCGTGATCGGCACCAAGAGCTACGCCGTGCGCGTCGAGGACTTCGAGGCCAACGTCTACAAGTGGGAGACCGACGGCAAGCACTTCCAGGACCTGATCATCCTTCGACTCGTGGCGGTGTGACATGGCAGACGAGTACATCCGCAAGGACTTCAAGGGCGGCGCGCCGGCGCGCACGCTGGCGTCAGGGATCACCAACGTCGCCACGTCCCTGACGCTCTCGAGCGGCACGGGTTGGCCAACCGGGACGCCGGCGAAGTTCGTGGCCGTGATTGAACGCGGCACGGCCAACGAGGAAAAGGTGCTCATCACCACACGCTCCGGCACGTCGTGCACCGGTGTGCTGCGTGGCTACGACGGCACCAGCGCAGTCGCTCATTCGTCCGGAGCGACGATCGAGCACTGCTTGGACGCGTACACGCTCGAGCAGCTGAGCGCGATGGCGAACGCCCCGACGTCGCAGTACGACCTGGTGATGCGCGGGTCGACCGGGGCGTCGTGGTCGCGGATCGGTGTCGGCTCGAACGGGCAGGCGCTCGTCGTGTCGGGCGGCGTGCCGG